GCGATATGCCCAACAGCTTGTCTAAGCAACTTGCCCTGATGCCACTGTTGACGTGCCATCGCAACACAAAGCTGTGACAGCACATCAATATTCTCGCAGTCCTCAATCTCTCTAATACTGCGTTCGAGCGTCAACTCCTCTTCAAGACTTTGCTCAACGACCATCCATTCCATTGATGGATCGTAAGACTCGTTTTTCGGAAGCATAAGGTTCCTCCGTCTTGAACCGTATGTAATCACCTATAGCTGGAAATAACCAGTCCTGCACTGGCAAACACGCCTGCCAATTTACGGGTTGGACACAGTTCATCACGACTGTCGTCCAGAACGCACTGATATATCCCCAGTTCATCGATCCACAAATACAGCCCAGCCGCTTGCTTCTCCTTCTATTGACCAACGCTGGTAAAAGGCAGGACGCGACATCCTGATCAACTCACCAGATTTTGTGGTGTCATGACCGCCATGATCCATATCTGGCTTACCCATCGGATCCATGGCAATGAAATCGTCTTTGTCGTAGCCAATGATTACGCTCCAATGGCCACAGCCCTCGCTATCGCATACTGCTGGATTGCCTTTGGTTAAATCACCTTTATGCAGCCAGCCAACCATGATTGGCCTGCCAGCATCAATCTCAATCTCAATGTCCTCAACCCTTGCATCCCTGCGAAACTCAGCGTCCAGACCAAGTGATCTCAACGCAGAAACTTGAGCGTGAACTGCTGTTGTATCACCAAACTTTCGGCGTACATGCCGATAAGCGTCTTGGCTTCTGATGCCATGGTGGAACGCCACAACCATTGCAGCTGCTGCATCAAAGCATTCCCGGTAGCCATAGCCAGTAAGGCTATCCATTTGGTTGTAATACGGAACGCCATAAACCTCTTGGTGAATGCCGCTGGTCTTCCACATCTCAAACCATTCAGCCTCATCACTTAGGAGGTCTTGATCAATAGATTTCTCCAGCTCTGCAATCGCAGCTAGCTGGTGAGGGTCGCCTTTTTTAAAGAACTGAAAGAACGGGAGGAGTGATAAGCCCACAACGATTACGACCCAAACCCACATTTACTTTTCAACGCGACCATCCGGGAACAGTAAGTCCTGCACATACTTACAGGCCACATCGTCCAATTGGTTGTCCGTTTGCTCGCTGATTTTGATCAGACAATCCAACAGCAACTGTTTTACGGCTTTTGATTTGATGAAGCTAAACAGAATTGGCTTTAGAAGTAAAACCATGACAGCACTGTGTGTGCCGGAAGTCTAAGTCCGATTTGCGTGGCCTTCCAGTCGTGCAACATTCTGCTCTAAGTCTGAGATTCGAGCGAATAACTCCTGATCCCTTACACGCAGGTCGGCATGGAGCACATCCATTCTTGACGCTAAATTATCGACAGCTGAGGTCAGACGCACCAACGAATCCCTTCCATGCTGGTTATCGCGGTTGGCACCTTTGATACCAGAAGCTGCCACGCCTATTGACGCACCAGCAACAGCAGCCCAGATTTCAACCACCATTCGACCTCTAGCGTGAACTCATCATGGCAGAAGAACAGGCAAAGCAAGAGCAAGAAAACGACAACTCACGTTTAGGAGATGTCATCAAAGTTGTGTTGCTTAGTTGGGCAATGGCAATCCTGACGGCAAACTACCTTGGCGTCTTCAAGCAATCGCTTGATCCCACCTATCCAGCTTCCATCCTTTCTGGTACGGCTGCATCCTTTGGCTTAGCTGTTGGTGGCAACAAAAAAGCAAAAAAAGAAGAGCCTACAATTAAGGAACAGACCTCTACGTCCAAACCCAAATGAGACGTTTTCTCTTTGTATCGTGCCTAACATTTTTTGCGATAAGTCCTGCTTCGGCAGACATTACGCACGCTATTAAATCTTCAATCTCTCTGACTGTTGATGGTGCGGGATCAATCTCAACGCGTTTGCCGTCTTCAATGGCGGTATCTGGCTCTAACGTCACTCTGGGTACTCCTCCTACTTTGGGGACACTCACTTCCGGCACTGCTCTTGGGTACACTCCTGGCGCTTACAGTATTACTACTGCTGGTGACAGCTTTTCGTATTCAGAGTCATACATAGAAGGCGATGACGTTCCAACCGTCCTTTCAACAACTGTTACTGCTGGTGTAGTGCCTGCTATGCCAATCTTTTCTAGCAACACCACAACCTCTGGCGGTGTAGCTGGCACTTTGGCTGGAACGATTGCAACAGATGGCGCATTAGCGATTACTGCTGGTGGCGCTGGTACAACTGCAATCGGTCAAGTCATTCAAGAGTTAACTATTCGATGAAAATCTTGCTGCTGTTGCTTTTAGCTGCTCCAGCTGCAGCAATTCCTGTAGTGCCAAATTTTCAGCAAGGTGTTTTGTCTTCCACGACACGCACCAAAACAAAAGTGACTGAAGTAATCAATTCATACGAGTACAGAACGGGTTATGAGTACAGCGCAAGCGGAACTAATATTGCCCCAATTGGTGGCAGCATTGCCCCAGCTAGTCTGACCACAACAACAAACACTCTCAATGGTGTTTCTAGTCGTTGGACTGGTCTTGACCCTGCTAGCAAACCTACTTGGAACATCGTCAACCAAGGTGCATCATTTCAGTTCGTCGAAACGCTTCAAGGGCCAGGGCTCACAAACCACACCCTGATTAACAGAGAAACAGACATTGAATCTTTAACAGAGACGACAAGCACCTTTAGTCAATGAAGCGAGTTATCGCAACGCTTTTGCTGCTAACCGCTCCAGCACAAGCACAGGTCTCAAGCACTGCCGCTCCAGTAGCAAACAGCTCAGGCTCAGTTACCAACCAAGCTGTTCAGGTCGTGCCAGCAAGACAGTTTACTAATACTTACGGCGGTGGGATTAGCTGCCAAGGTGCAACGCTAAGCATTAACCCTTTCATCAGTACAACAACAGGCTGGGCACAACCGTACGAAAGCCACTACAACGAACCTGTATATGACACGATCGATGTTGTTGGCGCGTTTGACCCTGAAGGCAATCCTGTCCCAGATGGCAGACCAGATAATCCGGGCGATATCCTCTTTTACAAGCCAATTAGAACAGGGCAAAAAACCAACTTATCGATTAACGGCGGCATCACTGCCACAATTTCGATACCGCTGGATCGTCATCACGTACGAACTTGTCGAAAAGCCGCCGAAAAACAGGTGGCACTTCTAGACGCAACACTTGCAGACAAAAGGTTGAACTACGAAATCGCAAGGCTTAAAAATTGCGCTGGCTTAATGAAAGAAGGCATCATGTTTCATCCCAAAAGCCCTTATGCGTCAATCTGCGCTGATGTTGTCCTGACTAACCCTCCGGGCGTCCTGCCGCCCCACATACATTCAATCCCTACTTCTTTAAAGACCGCTGAAACTTCCGGCGTTGCCAAGCCGACTCAACAACAACCTTCTTCCCCAGCTTCTCCTTAATTTTCTTGATCGTCTTTTTGACAAGAGGCTTGATCACCTTCAGCAAAATATCGCCTAACGGTTTTGCGAAGATAGCTGCTGTTGTTGCCACTGCCGCAATCGTTGCAGTCGTGACCACAACAGGTGTGCCAGGTAAGTGGTTGCCGAGAATCGCTGGTATGTCCAACGGGTCGAGCTGTGCTTTGCATTCTCCATCAATCCGCTCATAGCCGGTGATCACAGCAGTCTGAAGCTTATTTTTAGCGCCAATAGGTATTGCGTCCGGTGGCGGACATGGCAACTCCGTGTCTACATTTGGAACGCCAGCAAGTTGGGAGGCTGCTGGTGAAGGGGACTTGGCCGGTTGCTTCGACTCAGCCGGTTTTTCTTTTGGTGCTTCAACAGCTGGTGGCTTAGCTGGCCCATAAGTCAACGTGCCAGGCGTAAAATCCAGCGCGTCATAACTGGGCATCGTCCCATCACAAACAACAAAGTTCCCTTTTGGATCATTGGTGTAAGCGTCTGCGTTGCCGGGCTGTGTACTTCTGGTCTCAACGCAACCCGGTATATCTGCAACCGGAAAACCCAGCATTAACGTAATTGGTGGCTCTTGTGGAATGCTTTGCGGTGGAATGCCTCTCCAAGTTGGTATTTCTGGAACGTAAACACGCCCCACACCAATCTCAGGTATTTCAGGCACCGAATCAGAACGGTAATTTAGGCGTTTCGATTGCTGGCCCTGTTGCTGATGGCAACTCAGGCATCACGTCATCGAGCTTGGCTGGCACCATCTGAGTTATCACTTTCGTTAGCTCAAGCTTTAGCTCACTCATGTAATACTTCGTCAGCGATGGGATGCGCGTGTAGAGAACTAACGACCCAACAACCATCGTTCCAGACATTACAAAACCCAGAACGCCAAGCAGGTTAAAAACCTTTTGCATGATCAGGCTCCAAAGAAAAACCTCCCTTGCTGTGTGAGACCAAGGGAGGTGCAGTTGCTCTTCCGGCTAAATGCTAGCTCAGAACGAATACTTGAGGCCAAGCTTGGAACCCCAGCTAAATTCGTCGCCAGTTACGCCGCTGAGTTCTCCGTAAACGGAAACGCTTTCAGCAACCTGAACTGCACCACCGAATTTACCGGCAAACTCAACTTCGTTCTCTGAACCGTTTGGCATCAGGATGGCAGGACCACCTTGCACAAACCAGGAATAAGCGCCTTGGCCGCCTTCGTAGCCAACGTCAAGATTCAGCGCACCACCTAAGTAGTCGTCGCCAACAGTTGCACCGTTAAATTCTGGGTTTAGGTAAGGGCCAGCGAGGGCAGACGCTGGTGCCAATGCAACTGCCGTAGCGGCTGCAGAAATCACAAAAGACTTGATCATTTTGAGAAGAGGATAGGTTTCCTTGAACCAGATTAACTGGCCTAGTCAATGGACGGTTTTGAATGTGTTCTTCAGTTGTCATCCGTTCCAGGGAACGTTGAGAAATGACGCTTATGCAGTCCGGTGTAAAGACCACGCTTTGGATGATCTGTTCTGTCGCGGCCTTCAAGCTTGTAAAGCATGTCGAGCCAGACAATACGATTATTCATCGCAACTAAATCCTCTGCCCCTGGCTTGCAGGGGATCATTGGGTCAGGTCTTTGCATCATGAAGGCTTAGTTGGCCAAGTCATCGTATGCGGGAAGCCCTCTGCTGACGGCAAATCGCGTAACGCTTGCCTGTAAGTTTTCATCGCGGCTGGGATGTTTGTTCCAGTCTCTTTTGCCATAACAACAACCCAGTCGGTTTCAGCAATCAACCTGTCACGCTGTGTACGAACTGATTTAGCGGCTTCGGCGTCAATGCGTGCCTTGTATGCAACTTCGTTGTCGGCTGCTGTCGTTACGTTGCCGTCATCATCAGTTGTATCAGCAAAAACAGGACCGGCAACGAACTTGGTAAACCATTGCCCATCAATCTCTTCAACACCACTACGGATGCTGACGCCATAAGGAGAAGTAACAGTTGCCGCCGCTCCATTCAAAACAGCGTCATAGCCAAAGCTATTTAAGACCTCTGTTGTGATCTGCTTTGGGAAGCTGGTGTTGGGGTACTCAGCTTTGAACTGACTGACGGTGGTGACAGCGCCTGTAGAGCGGTTGCGGATTTCCATTATGTAAATGCGTTGGTGGCAGTTTAGCCGCTAGGCAATAGCAAGAAAAATGTAGGTGCCGCCGGATTCGTTCCATTGAGCGTAAGATCCGTTAATTGTAAAGCCAGCAGGGAGAGGATCAATATAATCACCACTTATTTGTGATGCGGTTGAGTTGAATGCGAAAGCAAAGTCATTGCCGGAAACAATGCCGCGAGCTGTATCAAAAACATACCAATTGCCAGTGCTATCAGTTCGTTTGATTAGTACAAACCTTGCACCATTTGTAAACCCGCAGTCAATGTTTAGAGCACTACCAGTTCCAGTGTAAGTACCTGCTTTAGATATTTCGGGTAAGTCACCAAATAGGTAAGCTATGTAAGTATTGCCGCTGCCATTAGCACCTGCCAAACCCCCAACGCTGAAAACACTGCTTGTTGGTAAAGTGCTGTTAAATACACCTCCATTTCCTGCGCCAGCCTCAGTTTTGTTTAACTGCAACCAAGTGTTTGCGCCTAATGCATAGTGTTGCCAATACCAATTATATGTTGTGTCTCTTCCTTTAATAAGCACTACAGAAGGTACCGCACCAAGATTATGGTTAATCGTTGTTGCTGAACCTGTCCCGGTAAATGCAACTACATCCATAAAACCTGGGGCACGTTTTAAAGCATAAAAAGACACCTGTCCCGCAGCTGTCTGAAGGCCGCCGAATCCAGTAAATTGTGTATTAGAATCTATTACAGTTTGTCTATTGCCACCCTCAACAGCAGTTGACGTCGAATCAAGAAATTGGGATGCACCAATAACCCTAGACCAAAAGTAAGTACCAAACCCATTGATACCTTTTTCGATAACAAGATCAACAGGAAAACCACTTGTAAGGAAAGTAGTATAGTTATCATTACTTGCGGTTGTGAGAGCAAACACATCCGTTGCAACCTCAGGCGGTTTGTTTGGGCGACGGATTGCCATGTAGATGTAAGTGTTGCTATTGGCACCAAAATCCGTCGATCCACCTCTGACTTCAAAACCTGTTGACGTAATGCGAAGTACCTCATTTTCGTCCACTTCGCTATCGGTCCCATTTGGCCTTAATACTTGACCAACGCGCATAATATCCCTAATAGTCCAATTTGAACTAGCGTCAGCATTTTTAATTAACACCAATTGAGGCTCAAATCCAAGATCAATTTGTCTGTAGTTTGGATAAGTAAGACCTTCATAAGTCCCACATTTAATAATGCTTTCATCACCATCAGTGCCAAACTGTGCATCGTCATGAGCGAAGATGTAGGCGACGTAAGTTCGGCCGGAACCATTTACTCCGCCATCAGTACCAACACTAAATACTGAACTTGTAGGTGCTGTATAATTCCATACGGCTGTTGAGCCTGACGCATTGGTGCTGTTTAACTTTATTCTTTGATCGCCTAATGATCTGTGATAAACAAACCAATCATCTGTTCCGCCTGAAATAACTTTTACAATAATCATCCCCGGCACACTGCCGAGTTGATGAGAAATAGTTCTTGCTGTTGAATTTCCGGTCCACGTAACTATATCGCACCAGCCAGGCGCTTTGCGGAATGTCCAAGAGACAAAATCATCACCATTAGTGTTTACATTCGTACCGTCACCATGTAAAGTGAACCCATTTGCACTAACGGCAGTAATCCTATAGGCATCAGTAGCTTGTGCATTAGTGCTGTTGCTAATTAAATTTTTATCAATACCAGTTACGGTATCTGTCAGGCTATGAGATCCACTTGTATCTCTTTTCTTAATCCAAACCAGCCCGCCTTCACCTGCTAAATCAATTCCATTATTAATTGGTTGATCCGAACTATTGCCATCATATACATAAGTACTAAAAACATCATCAACGTAAACCTTGTCTCCGCCTGCTGCACCAGACGCTCCAGCAAGAATGCTGCTCCCAATGACGCTCATGAGTAAGCCAGAGTTACGACAGAATGAATTGAGCCTGTAGTGCGAACGATGTAATCCAAACGATCCACCGACCCAGCAGCAGTGCTTAAAGATGGCGGGTTGCCTCCAGCCCAATCAAAGAAGCTTCCCCATGCAATGGAGCGTGACCCAGTGCCGTCTTGCACCAAAAAGATTGATCCAGACTGACCAACTACAAGGTTTGTTGGATTAGCAAATGTCAAGTTTTCGCCCAACGTCAACGTGAAATTATTGCTTGCCGCAAAATCGGGCGTTACCGTCGAGCCACTTGCCAGCGTTGTAATCTCACCGCGCTGGCTAGCGGTAAACGTCTGAGCTACGTCAGTCTTGGCAGTGTCAGCGTCAAACCCCTGAACGGTACTGCCAATAGCAGTTGAATCCAGAACGTTGTCAACTGTGACCGTCTTGGTGCTGGTCGTTATCGAATCGACCTTTACCGTTCCAAACGCCATTGCTAGGCCAGCCGTAGGGCAATTACGCCAACTTTAACTGACCAGCCCCATCTGAGCACGCCCATCCTCAGAAAATTGATCCTTGATAGCTTCAATCTCTTCCACTGTCGAAACAGTTGCTAAAAGGTCAGCGTCAGCTTGTGACAAATTAAAGCGCGTGGACACCTGCCAAGAAACACTGCTTTCGTCCCAGCCATAAACCTGAGTAGCTGTATTCGCAGGCTTAGCTATTGGGGCCTCCCATGCTGCAGTTTCGCTGTTTAAAGTCCAGCTAGCAAACGGTTTGGCATAAATGAATGCGTCTAAAGTCTCTGAATACGTCATTCCCACACCCGCAAATCTTTTACGTTGCGACCCGTCTCGGAATGTTTCAACACATCGCTTGCCAAATACTGACTCATAGTGCGCTTTTAGCTCTTCAGAACTATCAGAAGCAGTAATTACTCGCTCTACTAAGTTTTCAGCTGAGAGGATTGCAAAATACTTCATAACTATTCAAGACGAATGTTTCCAGTTCCGGCAGTGATTGTTGTCACTTTATCACTGCCATCTGTTGCAGAAGATAAAGTAAGCCCTCCGCCAGGGTTTGACAAAGTATAGGTGTTTGGATAACGCAAAACTAAAATGCCATCACCCCCTGAGTTATTACCACCTTCACCGCCGCCGCCAGGAGAAGAAGATCCTGACCCTGTAGGCATGGCTGCACTGTTCCTAAAACTACTTGCCTGACCGCGTCCTGATCCGCCAGCAGCTCTTGTGACGCTTGAGCCAGTAATAGATGATGCTAATCCTGCACCACCAGCTCCGCCTTCATATCCGCCAGATCCAACAGCGCCAGCACCGCCTCCGCCTGCGCCCTTTACCCCGTCAATACTACAAAATCCTCCGCCGTATTGCGGGCAAAAGTAGGCATTAGTGCTATTCCAAGAAGATTTAGATTGGCCTCCATTGTGTCCTTGATTAGCTGTTGCAGATCCGCCTAAATAGCCGTTGTTGGCAGTTTGATCATTATCGTCATACCCTGTTGGCCCATCAGAATAAGTGTTCATCTCGCCTCCGCCGCCTGAACCTCCATCGTGCCCAGCTTCGTTAGCCCCAGCCCCAGCACCACCGCCTACGGCAGTAACGGTAAAAGATTGCTGTGCAGGGTTAATTCCAGATAAAGTTGTATCACTACCATTTGTGTTAGCGGCCCCACCCGCTCCAATTACTATCGAATAATTTGTTTGTGATAGCAATAGCAGTGCGCTAAGAGACGTTGAATTACCACCACTAGCTTCTGATCCATAAGAATTCAAATATCCTCCTGCGCCTCCTCCGGGTTGTCCAGCTTTGTTAGAAGGGCTAGTATCGCCGTCTCCTCCACCACCGCCACCAGCAATCATCAGATAATCTACTACAATCGTCGCAATCAATAAGGGCCAAATACCATCGCCATGGATCAAACCTGCTTCGTTAATGTTCCAAACACCGCTAGCATTTAGCGTAGAAGGAACAATTCTTTTGCCAATAAAACCACCATTCGACATTATGTAATCTCCAATGCACTAACTGTTATCTCTAAATCATCTGCAGCAGTAGCAGTTGCACGCAACTTTTGCGATTGCTTCATAACAACTTTATTTGCAACTATTTCTAAAGACGCATCAGCCGGGACAGAAACTGTGCTGGCCAAAGTGCTTAGAACAGCGTCACTACCGTCCGTTAGGGTGATTGTAATTCCTGCGGCATTGGTGCCATCAACGTTGGCAACTATGCAACTCAGCACAATCGCCCGATCCGTTGCCGCACCAGTTGGTGCTTGATATAAATCTGTCGCATTTGTCGTCGTTAGCTTGACGGATGCGTTGTTAAAAGTTTCAGCCATGAGATCAACCTAACGCAATGGCAAGCCCAAGGCTCACACCAGCAGATGGAGTTGTAAACGATAAACCGCCTGACCCGTCAGTTGTCAAGACTTGGCCATTAGTCCCATTATCAACAGGCAGAGTCAAAGCATTGTCTGATGCAGTGCTATGAGCTTGGATCTCTACATAGCCAGAAGTCTGACCAACAAGTCGTAGTGCCATCAGACAATCACCCAGTTAGACGTTGCAGGCACTGTAATGGTTGCCGCTGCATTAATACTAAGCGGACCAGCAGAAATCACATTCTTACCAGTGCCAATCGTATAAGTCGTCGTAATCGTGTTGTCATGCTCTAAGGCCCAAGCATCTGATCCCCCGCCAGTCGCTCCAGCTGCAGCAGCAGACCAAGTAATTGCACCTGATGGACCACCACTTGTTAAAACCTGGCCACTTGTGCCGTAATTCGCTCCACCAACACCAATTTGGCCAGCAGGTCCAACACGGAACCTTTCAGCGTTTTCGGTCGTAACTTTAAAATGGCCATCCGAACCAGTGTCAACAACCTCAGCTTCCGTATCGCCTTCAACAATCTTGTCGGTGTCTGCAGCAGTTCCGTTTGATGCTGCTGTAATTCGACCTTTGGCATCAACAGTAATACTGCTTAGCGTGTAGCTCCCGGCAGTAACAGCAGTGTCTGATAAGCCGGTCGTGACGAGATTGACAACAGTAGCTTTTTTCGTTTGGTTGTTGAGCGTGTCAACAATTGGCACAACGTCTGAACCCTGAACAGATACCAGTTCGGTTAGTTCTGAAATCTTGGTATTTGCCATAACGCTTCAGACTTTTCCTGATATTACTGGCATCACGACCAAGTTGAAATAGCAACCCGTTTCCAGGTGTTAGTCGCAGTGCAAACGTAAATGTAGTTTGCGTCCCATGCCACCTCACCAGCAATACCGGTAGCAGTTGCAGAAGCAGGCGTCAAAGTCGGCAAAATTGGGCGACTTCCAAGCGTCACGTTTGCTGCTGTAATCGCAGCCATGCTTGTCAACGTTCCAGCTGCCTGAACCTTGAAATCAAGCTTGCCGTCTTCTGACGTATCAGTTGCGTCAACAATTGACGATTCAATCGTTCCAAACAACACAAGCTCTGGTGTCGTTGCGTCGTTATTGCCCTGGAAATTGATGCTGCTTAAAACGTCAGCGTCTTGACCGGCAACAGCATCACCACGATGGTGATACAAAGTGATGTCAGCTGCGCTAACTGGAACGGCTTCCGCTGATTCAATAAAAAGACCAGTGTTGGTAACAGACTCAGTGATGTGGAGCGGATGCTCAGGGTTAGCCTCGTTTACACCAACCTTGTTGCTTTTTAACGTAAGGCGTGCAGCAGACGCACCAGCTGACATCGACATCAATTGCAGCGTGCCATCTTCGCTGGCGTCAGTTGTGTCTGAAATTTGCGCTGTGATTTGCGCGTAGGCAATATATTCATTTTCAGCATTCTGGCCGCGAAACTCAAGGTTGCCTAAGTTGTCGCCTGCTGCAGGCGTTGCTGAATTGCGGTACAGCACAAGGTCTGGTGCGGTATCCAGCCCATCATCAGTATTCTCAATAATGACTTGGTCAGTCGTGTCTGTACTAAAAAGATGCAGCGGGGCAGCCGCCGTTCCAGCGCCTAATTGAAATCCAGCAGTAGTAAATTTGCCAATAAAACTTCTGTTTGCAGTAATTGCAATTTCATTAGCTGCTGAGCGGTAAAAACCTGAAGCACTACTATCTGTTAAAAAACTTATTGAAGGGTCAGTAACAGTGCCATCTGGCACCGCTTTGTGCAAAACACTAAAAGATAATCTTTTATTCTTATCAGCACTACTCGCTTCACTTGCGTCAACAACAACAAAATCGTCAAGCGCCGCTGGTGTAATCAGTGACGCCAGTTGAGAAATCTTTCTGTCAGCCATAATCAGCAAGCCATAAGGACACAAGGAACACAATAGCTGCCATCGCTATAAGTTTCTGACACGTAGGTGCTCGTCACTTTAGCAACCGTTTTACTGCGAACAATATCATCGCCTTGTGGCTTGGCCGTTCCATCACTTGCTGACATCAACAGATCACCACGGGCGACTGTCGTTCCTTGTGCAATGCGAATAACAAAGTCACCCGTCATCGCAATATACAAATCTTTTGTGTATGTTTCGTCGTCGTCATCCCAAGATTGAAACACACCAGCTGCATTAGGGTCTCCTTCAACTTCGCTGACTTTGCAACGGTTTAGCTGAGGGTTGTTTTCCGTACCCCATTCGCACATTTCATCGATGTTGCTCAATACCGTGCCACGCAAAATTTCAGTGCGAGCAGCATTGCCTGGCAATTGTGACCAACGCGATAAGTGAGAACCAACTAAAGAAACAGTGCTTCCACTAATGACTATCGCGCCTTCAGATGATCCACTCCCGAAAAACGTAATAAGGTTTCCATCGTTATTAGTGCGATTAATCTCCATCGGAGGCCCTTCTTTCGCACATATTTGCAACCTGCCAAGCTCACTAACCATCAAACCTTGGTTTGCAGTGGCATTGTTGTCTGTAACATCTTTTGGCTTTACAGGGCTTTGTTCTGATGCAGCATTGCCAAGAAATAAAGCTCTGTTTGGAGTATTGCCGCTTGGAGCAACGTTATAGCCAATTTTTAAGTAAGTATGATCTTGCAGCGATAATGCAATTTCATTGTCGCTGAGATTTGTAGGTGCATAAAATCCAGAAGTTGTATTGGTGCCGAAATAAACGCTAGGTAAAGCTTGCGTGCCAGGCGTAACTTGAACTCTTGTAGAGCTTGACCCAATTAGAGCGCCGCTTGCAGAAGCCACAACATCTACCCAGCCATCGTTAGCTGCGTTGCGGATTTTTAACTTGTTTTCTGAGGTGTCATACCAAAGCTGATGAGCGACGGTAGTGGCTGGAGCAGTCGCGTTGCTGTTGGTGCTTTGAATAGCCGCCAAAACATTGTTCAGGTCTTGCCGCACGGCTTGGCCGCTGGCGTTTGCAATGTTGTAATCGTGCGTAGCCATAGCAGCGGTTTAGACCTGTTGCGTTCCGTATCCTATTGCAGTGTACTGAAATCTCCTACTAATCACAGCACCGCCATTCTTAAACAGAATCGTAAATCCTGTTGAAGTTGGCTCTGACATCACGTAGTAGTCACCAGCATCAAAGTCAAACGCTGTAATACCAACAGTTACCTTCGTATCGTTGTCGGAGTAAAACGCATCATCAAAAATAACAGTTGCGCCGGACGGCTGCGCTCCAGACGTAATTGTTCCGCTGTTTTCAGTACGCCGCTCCATCTGCAGCCTTACCCCAAGCTCATCTACAAGCGGTGTCTGGTCAACGTGATCCGCTGTTAGCTCAGCCTTGAACTGGAATGAACGGCCAACATACACGTTGTTTTCAAGAGGGATCCAATCCTCAAACACAAGATCTGAGTTTTGCTGCAAGTCTGAGTAGCTGCCAGGATTTGTAGTCAACTGACCTCCCATCCCGGAATGGTCTGAGCAGTAGTAGTAAAGGATTGGAGCATCAGCCGCTAGAGCAATCTGCGTGTAAGCACCTGCCGTTCCTGGCGTCCCAACCGTTGTGACCCCTGCTGTGTACTCAGAACCGCCGCCATGCGTTCCATCGCTTGTCGCACTAATCCTTACGGGATGGCCAGAGTTGCTTGCGTCTGATTGGTCAAAGATGTAGGTATTACCCTCTGTCAAAATTAACGTTTCATTGTCGGTACTAGAACCATTAATTCGATACCTGTTGCCCCCACCAGAGCTGACAACTGTTACTGCTAAAGTGACAGTATCGCCCTCAAACTGAATCTTTGATCCATCTTCAAACACAATGTCTGAATCCGTAGCAGTATTGTCTGACTTTCTAAAATAAACCTCAACGTTTGTATCGTCAGGGATTTCACCATCAAAGTCAGACCATGTATCAATTAAAGCAGAACGATCATCAATAAGATCACTCGTGTAAAGGCCACGAGCTGTCAGGATACGTTGCATCCGCACACTGAACTTTGCGCCAAGATCAATAATTTCGTGGAAGAAATAAGTACCTTTAGTAAATTGAGTACCGAAATGTGTGTCAATATTTTCTGTAAACGCATCTAGATCCACAATGCTGTCAAAAGAAGCATCTCCCCCTAGAACTAAACCGTCATATTGCTCGCTGTAGTTAACGTTGAATTTTTCTCCCGAGAATGGCGCAGGGGATGCGTCTTCCCGCACCACCTCATAGTTAAATCTCGGGATCCCGTCAGGGATGTTAATTAACGCGCTAGCTGCACTAAAACTGCGCTGCTTCTCTGCGTTTTCAAATTTAATTAGATATTCTCCATTCAGCAATGGCAATACACATGAGGTTGTTCTTGCCTCAACTTTTCTCAGCAAAGTGCTGTTGGGCCATGAGCCCTGCCCTGTAAGCAATCCCGTATGCCTAATTACAGCAACAAAGTTTTCAACATTTTGGCCGCTAGCCGTTGGCGACCATCGCAAGATAACTTGATCAACGCCAAAGGCTTCAATGGTTACATCTTCTGGGTCGGGCGGAAGAACAATTCTTGAGATGCCATCAGACCCGTCACTCGTTCCACCAACAGCAATCTCTCGCTGCTGTCTACCAATATCAGATCTTTTTCTGTCTGGCTGAGGGCCTCTTGCTGTGACTTCTGCATATAATATTTCGCCAGGAAGTATATTTGAATCTATATTTACAGAAGTGTTGGCGGTAAATATACTATTCCAGTTGCCTGCGTCCCCTACTCTCCATCTAACTTCAAAATCTGCGACTGGTCCGGTAAGACCCCTGGTCCATGAAATAGTGGCACGGTTTGTTGTACTACTGCCGGTGTCAATTTGTTGGAATGTAATGCTTACATTGCTTGCTGGATCGGGTTGCCGACCGTAAATAAATGGCTTGGGCAGGTCTAAAGTTGCGCTATCGCCTTCAACGAATTTGTAAATGCCGTCAACGTGACGAACGCCAATAACGGAATAGACACCACCTTCTCCTTCCGCTACTGATAGACACCGATACTTTCTGATGACTGCTGAATCATTTGTGATCGAATACAGAGCATCATCAGGCGGCACTTGAGTGAAAGGAGAGACAAGCGTGACCCTATTGCCGCTGATTTGATCGCTAAAAATTGAACGAGTTTCAATCGTCCCATCCTTCATGACAACGCTTATCTTGTCATTTGCTCCAGATGGCATTACTGGAGGTTGGTCTAAGTCCACAAACTCTCTTCGCGCACCAACAATGCGGCCAGCCAACCGAGTTGATAGGCGCATTTCATCAGACACTTCAAATATCTGGCCTGGCAATACGTTTAATCCTTCAAGCCCAACTGAAAAGTTAACTGTGTCGTCATGCACTGTTTCTGAATACAAAACCCAACGCGCCATGCGTTGCGCTTGATACTTTGAAGTGCAACCAAAAGCCACAACACTTTTCTCTTGTACTCCATACTTTTCAATCGCAGCCTGATCTTCAATAATTAGAAAATTGGGTTTATAGAAGTTGTCAGGATCGTTATATCTTACGCGTACTCTAGTGCTTCTGGTTTTTAACGAAGAGCCGCTGTAGGAGAAACTTCCGTTGACAACATTAGAGTTACTAAAAACATGAATAGCCGCCAATGGCTCTGCATTTTCTTCGCCAAGATTCCCGTGGTCAGCAGCAATTTGAACATTGTCTGCTTTCCAAAAAATCATCCCACGGAAGACGCTTGCCATGTCTTGCAAGACGTTATACGCCTCAGCCTGCGAACCAAGCACTGTGTTAATCGCAAATCTTGGTTGCCTTCCTTCAGGCGTATCAATTTCCTCGTTGCAATATTTTGCAAGGTCAATTAAATCAACCCAGTTAATTTTGGCCTTGTCTACAAAATCGCCTGCCCCATAACGATCAGTTATAAGCAAGTCATAAAAACAACAAATTGGGCAGGTAGTCCAATGTAAATTGGTGGTAAGGCTGCCGTCGAAAGGAATACTACTGTTAAACCTAAGGCTGCCGTCTCTCCTGACAGTTGCATTTGATGGAATTTGTACTTTCAAACCTTTGATGTCATACGCCCTCGCAGGCAAGGTGTTGTACTCTTCCGAATCAATACTTAAATGAACAAGAGCAGTATGAGGATAACTGACTTTTACTCTTTTGCCGACAATAATACTGTTCCAAATAATAGTATCTGCTCTGTTGTTAGCTAGCGATGTCGTTCCAGGTAAATCCTGAAAATCGGTGTACTTGATCTCAAAAGCGTCTTCTGCATTGTCAAATTCTACTTTTCTAACGCGAATCTTGTATGGAGCTTTGTTCCGTGAAAGATTAAATGGTTTAGTTTTAAATTGATACTGGGACGTAGAAACACCTTTGATAATATTTCTCTGCTCTTGCCCTTCAACCCTGAACCATTTGTCTTCAAAGGCACCGCCGTCTTCACTGAGCGCAATATCTAAATGAATCTGAGCAAAGAACAATTGACCCCGCGCCAGCCCTTCCATAGCAGTGCAATACAACTTTGGAATCGTAAACACAAGTACAACAAAGTCAGCTTCGCTGTCGTTTATTGCACGGGTTATTTGCCCCGTACCATAATCGCGTTTTACGACCTGATTCTCGGCGTTAAGCTCTTCAGAATAATTACTGCCAAGCTGCTCGTTAACATCAATAATTGTCGTCTGAACATCGCTCAACATAGAGCTTTCGTCAAAACGTTTTTGGTTTTGAGTTCCCTTTCTTTCCGTAAATACAACCGTTTGATCTACAAATTGTCTTCCTGTAATTAAAGTTTCATTCAGCAAAACGCTTTTTTTGTGCTCAGCAAGCCCTTCAATTGGACCCTCGCAAATTGCGTCAATTATTTTAAGGTTGGTCTTTGAGTTGAGAGCCATAGTTTTTTAAATCAGGTTGTAGCCGAAGCCTTGAACTTTGAGCTTTGTCCTTTCACTGGCCCCAACGTCAATAATTTCAACGTCAAGTTTAATTTGCTTTCCATCCTCAATTTTAGGAATTTCGAGCCTATGGCCAAAGCTAAATTCTTCGGTTTCGTTGACTAATCCTTGCAATGTGCCGCGAGCAACCGCCGCTTCAATGTCCTCTCCACTTACAGAGACAGTCAATTTCATTTCGTAAGTAATAAAACCATCAATTTTTGTCGTGCCTGGCGCTCCAGCATTATCGTACAAGCCTCGGATAACTTCAAAAAGTACATCAATCTTTTTCCTTTTACTTCTACTTTTTTTATAGTCAAGGCCGCGAGCAAAAATTATTTCTCCAGGCCGCAATAATTTATCACTACTAAAATCGCCAAAGGTTTCTTCAATCCTTATCCTTTTGTTTTCATTGCTGCTGTGTACGTCTCTTACACCTAACTTGGTTTGCAAGCCACCCAACGATTCAAACCTTCTTGTAAGTTTTTGCCCGTTGATCGTTACAGTGTTTAATCCTGGTGTTTGCGTAGCCATTAACAGCGGATCGGAAGCATCAGAGACTTCTAAATTTGCTGCTAATAAATGACTTCCAGTTATTACTCGGCCATAGACGACAGGTAATGTTGCACCTGTTCCGACTGTGTTTGCAGGCCCGGTAAACGCATAAGACTGAATACCTGAAGCGCCTCTCGTAATTCCACTTGGCCCTTCGCCTCTTACACGAGTGCCCTGCCCTTTAATTCTGTTAGCACCAGAATTAGGAAGTTGCGGCTGTGGCGAAATAAGACTTGCCGTTCCAGAAAGAACCAGGCTTGCGCCGACTGCGCCAATCGCTGTTGCAAAGCTTCCGCCAACAAGACCCATGCTTATTGCAGCGCCTGCTCCAGTGGCACCCCCAAGTCCGGCTCCAATGCCTAAAAACCCGCCAGCCGCCGGACCAACAATAAACGAAGCCGCAACCAAGCCAACGCCAACCAAAATTTGTCCCACACCATTGCCACCAGAGCCCATAATTACAGGCACCACCAACAAAGGCTTGCTGCCAAACGGTAATTGCAACTCGTCATACCCCATTGCCGCACCACCCTGAATCACCTTGTATCCAACGCCGTTTTGGTGCGCTTGAACTAATTCATTCTTTAACGTTGGG